GTGCTCTTCCGATCTGCACCATTAGGCCAAACATTGTTGATGTTTAAGCTACCAGCAGTACCTGTTGACCAAACATGACCAGCAATCAAATCACTGAAATAGACAGTTGAATTGTCAGCTGTTGTATTTGCTGCCCACAATCGACCATAAGCAGATATACAAATATCAGCATCAGGAACGGTAGCCGCATATCCTGTCTTTTCAGACACTCTACGGTATGTCGTGGTGGATACAGCAGGGTCATAGATCAAAGCATTATGACCAGACTGGAAGAAGTAGGTAATGCCATTCAATGATGCACATTGCCAATTGCTTGCAGTGATAGTAGGCGCAGTGCCACCACCACCGTATGTCAACTCAGTCACTGTATTCGTAGAACTGAGTTTGAATATCTTGTTATTGCCAGCAAACAAAACAGTCAAAGTGCCATCTGCTTGAACTAATTCATGGATGACCTTGACATCATTTGATCCCAAGTTTCCAGTAGATGAATTAACCTTTGACCAACCTTTGCGTGAACCAACACGACCATATTGATCAATGATGCAGTTTGTAGCAACCAAGGCAAAGCCAGCATTCAAATCAAGAGGCGAATCTTGAGTATTCAGCCCATAAAAGCCGGGGGCTGAGATGCTACTGACTGTAATTGATTCTGACATTAGACCGCCACAAAAGAATCGTTTTCAGGAGAACGAGCCAACTCTAATGCAATCAAGTCAGACATAGATGCCTTAAACAAAGCATAAGCCTCAGAACTGCTCAATCCACCATCTTCACCACGCTCTACCAATGCTCGTGCATAAGCGCCCAAAACGATAGGTTCTTTTGCCAACAAAGTAGTGTCTGAATCGGAAGACATATCGTTTTCAGGAACAATCAGACTGAATCTGATGTTGTAAACATCGTCAGGCACAGGCCAGAATTTGACTTTCAAATCGCCATTAGTATCCACGCCTTGAACCGTGAAGTACATAGGAAGATTTTCAATAGGTGTTGGAATTGTGTAGTAAAACACATCATGGTCTGCATGAGACAAAGCAGTCAACTGATAGTAACGAGTGGTGTTAATGACATCCATTGTCTTGAATCGAACACCAGCACCAGTCAATGAATAGTTGCCAACTTGACCAGCAACAGTAGAAACAGTTATTGCTTGATTGAACGCATCCCAATCATAGGCATCGCATACTTGTCGCTTTGTATCATTGACGTATTTACCTATCAGTGCAGAATAAGAAGTCTCATCAACAGTCTGAACAGTTGATTCACGCAAACGAACCAATACATCGTTTACAAGAGATAGATATGTAGGTAAAGCCATAGATTACTTCTTTCCTTTATTTCTTGACGAAATCGCTTTAGCTTTTGCCTTTGCGTCTACCTTAGATGATGCACCCCATGCTTGCAGAGAAAGTAGCAACCTTGTTGGTTTGCCATCCTTATACTCTGCGCCATCCATGTTGCCCATTCTGGCGAGAAAAGAAGCTCGTCTGGGATTGTCTCCAGACTTTACTGGTGGCTTCAGATCACCACCAGTTTCTGCATTATAAGATGCTCTCCCCTTGGCATTCAACCCCCCTTTGGGATTTTTGCCCTCAGAGCGTTGCCATGCGGGGGTCTTCATCAATACCCCATTTTGGCTTTTTTCTTCGGCTTAGTCATACCAGCTTCAGACATGGCAATTGCCACAGCTTGCTTTTGAGATTTGACCACTTTGCCAGTCTTAGAACCAGAATGCAGAGTTCCCTCTTTCCATTCTTTCATGACCTTGCCAACTTTTGCCATTTTCTTCGTTGCCATGATGTCTCCTTAGTAAAGAATCTTTGCGGTAATCGTTCCAGAAACATACACTGTGCAGTTTGCTCGCAAATATTTTGGAGCATTAGCCACAGTAACCAGTCCATCAGCAGTTAGAGATGTTCCTAATGTTGACCAGTTAGTTCCATCCAAACTACCCTGAAAAACAACAGTGGCAGAAGTGATGCCATTAACTTGCAAGAACGCTGGATTACCAGCATCGCATTGAACTGCTTTAGATGCGCCTACTGCTGTAACAGCACTCAAAAGAGTGATTGCATTTGAATTAGAACTCATGGTTTACCCTTACTTTAAGGTGAGTTGATACAAGGTGTTCTGATACAGGCCGACAACTTCGTCAATGACGTTGTGAAGCGCTGTTTCAGTGCGAGGAACGATCTGTTGACGATTTGTCTCAATCCAATCCATTTGCTGGCGCAAGACTTGAGAAATCGTGCCTTTATATTTGTTGTTGACATAAGGAATGTCCAACCGAATGTCAAATTTGCCTTGAAATTGCTGTGCAAAGTCATCTGCCAATGGAACAATGGCTTCATAAAACTCATTCAGAGTCTTATGTTCAGCAAAAGATGCGGTCTTGAGATGAATCCTGTGGGCAATTTCCCTTGCCAAAAACAACATTCCAACGAATTCAGCAGCAGTATTTCCCATGATTAGTCCTTAGTGATTGCCCCACCTGATTTCCATGCGTCACAGGTACGCAAAGATGCACAGGTAAAGTGAAAAAGTTCACAGAATCCTAAGTCGGCGGCATCAATAAATTGTTGGTCATAGTCCAATTCATTGGGCGCAGATTTGCCCTTTTCTAGACCACTTTTGATGCACTCCATCATCTTAGGAGTTTGAATAAATGCAGCACAATTACCGCATCGCATTGTTTTTACGACATCAGTCGGTGCGTTATACATTTTGGCTTTCTTCAGCCAAAACGCCTCATTAGGTTCAAGTGGATTTGGCGCACCATAACCAAAATTTTTGAAAGCATTATTTCTATTTTTGAGGTTAAGTGCTACATCCTGAGTAGGAAGTGGACAAACCTGTCCTGAAAGCAATCCCTCTTTCATTTGAACAACCTGTCGGCAATAAAAGTGATAAATCCACCGACAGCACTGGCTATTGTCATTCCCATCCAGAAACCGCCTTTAGATTTATTGGCTAGTTCTAAAAGTGCTTTGACATCTGTACTAAGTAAGTGCATCTCCTTTTGGAGAGCCTCTACTTGAGCCTCTAGTTTGCCAAAGTCTCTAGCATCAATATCAGACATTTGCCGCTTCCTTTCGAGGTCTACCCATCTTCTTAAATGTTGGGATGACAGGCGCAAATGCGGTATCTGTTCTTACAGTATTTTTGGATTCTACAGGTTCTTGAGCATCAACTCTAACATATCCATCATGTCCTTTCATTGAATCAATATCGACTTGATTCGTGAAAGTTACAAAATTGCCAGATACAAGACACTTAAAGGTAGCCATACAGTCTCCAATAGAAAAGGGAGGGTTTCCCCTCCCTTATCAGTTACACAGGACGAGCAATAACCAATTTGATGGTAGTAGATGCCAAATCGACAGAACTACCAGTCAAGTTGTCAGTTGCAACAGTAACGGTATTTGCGGCAGAAACATAAGCACGGCGAACAACGCCAGCCTCTGAAACACCAACAGACATACCAATTACCATATCACCCAGAGCAACACCACTTACAGTGATTGTGTCAGTAGCAGCACCAGTAGCACCAGAACCTACAGAAGCAGAGTCCAAAGTTGCAGTTACTGCCCAAGTGTCATTAAACAAACCACGCCATGTGGCATTATCACGTTTTGAAACTACAGCGGTTGCAGCAGCCATATCAATTCTCCAAATTACAAGTTAAAAAAAGACCCCCCACCGTTAGGCAGGGGGAAACAACTGCAACTTAGCTTGGCACAACCAAAGCAAAAGCAGCATAGTCACGCAGTTCGCCAACACCATACAGAGTGTCAGCAGTGAACAACGTACCCAGATACTCTTGTTTGTATTGTGTCTGTGAACGAATAGCCATTTGCTCAACAAGCACCATTGAATCACGGTGACCCATCAAACAAACACGGGCAATGGCAGTACCAGATGCAGGGTATGTGGTGGTAGCAGATGCTGAGTCAGCATTGCTAGACACAAACACAGGCATACCGTACAGGTTACCAATTTCACCGTTGCGGATAGTGTTACCGTTACCAGCATCACCCACGAAAGCCTGTTCAGTGTAACGGGCAAGACCCATTAAAGTGTTACGGCTTGATGGAGGGATGATGAAGAAACGACCGTCCATAGGAACATCGCTGTCATCCAGACGCTGAATAGTGCGGCGAATAGCTGCATCAGTCAGAGCAGTAGCGTTACCAGTGTTGGTGTTTGCTGTGTAGTCAAATGTAGTTGTACCGTCACCGCCGATATAACCAGCATTGTACTGAGCGCCAGCAGAACCGCCGTTAGCGATACGACCCAATTGGATAATATCGGTATCGACTTGTTTAGCCAAAGCGTAACCAGCGTCTTCTGTGTAGAAACTACGCAGTGAAGACAGTGCTTGTGCCTCAACGATGTCCTCAATCAAGCGGCTATATTCATAGTGCTTGTTGATGGAGATTTGAACTTCGCCCTCGTTGTTGACAATCAGGGTAACGGCGTTTGTTGCGCCCTTAGCTGATGCAGAACCACGGGTAGGCGCAGGAATGTGAACAGTGTCACCTTTCTTGCCTTTGAAATTCATCTTCTTAACGACATTGGCAGCCACCAAATTGCGTTTGTAGGCTGCAACAATTTCGTCTGACCAAATTTCAGGGATGAAATTGGCTGCTGACGTAACTGTTACGTTATTTGCGGGGGAAAAAGCTGTTGCCATGTTAAATACTCCAAAAGGTTAGTGTTACTTCACTCTACCCTCTTGATACGCAGTCATGATTTCATCAGAAAGTGCTTCGTATCTTTGAGGATCAGTCATTTTTAGCCGAATAAGGTCAGCTCGCCTGTAAACTCGCTTCCCTGTTTCACCTGTTCCACCTGTATCAACTGATGCGGCTTTCAGATTTTGCTTACGACTTGCTTCACCAGCATCACTCGTTTGCTTTGTCCGAACACCTTTCAACTGTTTATAGGTAGACAACAATTCATTGGCACTATCGTAGTCATACTCACCATCTGCTCTAGCGTAAAGGCCAAGGCGAATAGGTGAAGATTTCACCCAATTCACAAAGTCTGGGTCTTGAGCAATCTGACCGAAATCAGGGTGTTCAGTTGCCAATCTTTGCTGAATCTGCATCTTTTTGAACTCTTGGCTGGCTTGTCTAGCCGCAAGTACATCTGGATGCCTGTCAATAGTGTTCTGAACTGCTTTTTTAGGGTCTTCAAAAAAGTCAATTTCAGGCTCAACCTCTGCATTTTGACGATTTCCTGAGAGATTTTGCTTTATGAGTTCGTCTGCCAATTTGCGAACTTCGCCTACCTCTTGAGCTTGTTTACCAATCAACTTTTCAGCCTCTTGGTGCATTTTGATGATGTCTGACAGTTCTTTGCCCCGATATTTGTCGGGAATGTCTACACTCATCGGCTCAACAGTGGACTCTAGTTTTTGCTTTTCAACAGCTTCAATCTCACCTAGCATCTCATCGTTGTTATCTATCAACATACAGTTTCCTTTTCCTGCCCACACTGGGTTTTAGGAGATTACACATGAACTCGACAATTGTTTATGAGTTCTCTTTTAGCTCTGCCGCCAACTTTTCCCGATGTTTTCGGTCAAATTGATGGGCTGAAG